GAATGGTGAGGCACGTCTATACAACAACGGCTCACAAAAACTAGCCACCACCGCCACCGGAATTGACGTAACTGGCACAGCCGTAACGGACGGCCTTACCGTAGCTGGCAACCTGTCAGTCGATGGCGGCACAATCAAGCTGGACGGTAACTATCCTGTTGGTACAGGCAACGTGGCGTTGGGTGATACTGCGTTGGACAGTGTGGTTACAAATGGAGATTACAACACAGCGGTAGGTGCAGCGGCTCTAACGGCAGACACTAAGGGTCAAAGAACCGTAGCTATTGGTGCTTCTGCACTGGAGTCACAAAACTTTACTTCCGCAACAGTTAGTTATAATACTGCGGTTGGTTTTGCGGCAGGCAGTGGAGTAACAACTGGCATAAACAACACCCTAATTGGTGGTCTAGCTGGCGATGCTATTACTACTGGTGGGTCAAACGTCGCCTTGGGTACCTCAGCATTATCTGCAAACACCACCGCCTCCAACAACACGGCAGTTGGGTATCAGTCTCTTACCTCAAACACCACTGGCACACGTAATGTTGGCGTTGGTTATAACACTCTTAGCCTTAATACTACTGCAAATGACAATACATCTGTTGGGCATGATGCTCTTGATGTAAACACTACTGGGGCTTCTAACACGGCACTGGGTAGTTCTGCATTAGGCTCCAACACCACCGCCTCCAACAACACAGCAGTTGGGCAACAGGCTGGGTATAATAATACCACAGGTACTGCGAATACTTTTATTGGAAGCCAATGTGCGTTTTCAAACACCAGTGGGTCGCAAAATACTTTTATTGGTCAACAGTCTGGCGAGTTAGTTACCACAGGCTCAAAGAACACCATCATTGGTAAGTACAACGGCAACCAAGGCGGCTTGGACATCCGCACCTCAAGCAACAACATCGTGCTGTCGGATGGGGATGGTAATCCTAGAGGGTATTATAAAGGAGCGTGGAATTTTGACGCAGTATCCGCATCATCAAACTCTGCGATGTTTAGAAACTCTTCTGCGACTGCGCCTAATTTACTAGCTGCATCATTTACTGGTGCTACGCCAAATGACACTACCTCAACTTTTTTAACGTGTGGTGATCCTAGCGTTTTTCGACTCAAGATATTCTCTAATGGCAACGTGGTTAATAGCAATAATAGCTATGGCTCTATCTCAGATGTTAAGCTAAAAGAAAACATCATTGATGCTTCATCACAGTGGGATGACATTAAGAACTTAACCGTTCGTAAATACAGCATGAAGGCTGATAGTCTTGACGCACCTAATATGCTTGGTGTTATTGCTCAAGAAGTTGAAGCCGCTGGCATGGGTGGTCTTGTATATGAAAGCCCAGATCAAGACGCAGAGATGAATGATCTTGGCACTGTTACCAAACAAGTCAACTATTCCATCCTCTACATGAAAGCAGTCAAGGCACTGCAAGAAGCCATGACCCGCATTGAAGCATTAGAAACTAAAGTCACAGCCCTAGAAGGAGCATAACTATGACTGACGCACCAACCACAGAAGAAATCGCAGCACACTACACAGCAATGGGCCACTCAGTTGATCTAATTAACGCTGGTCAACCAGAGGATATGCCAGATGAAGATTGGGCAGACACAGTGTCTCGCAATGTCGAGCATCTGGAAATCATGGTAGCTAAAGACTACTGGACTACAGAAGATATGACCGCTGCCAACGCTGCAATCGCAGCTTAACTTTAACCATAAAGGAGACTTAGTGATGGCTAAAAATGACAAAACACCAATCACAGTCAACGACATCGAATACCTTGTTGAAGACATGACCGACGAGCAGAAAGTCCTGCTTAACCACGTCAACGATCTTGGCCGTAAGCTGGACAATGCTCGCTTCAACATGGATCAACTTGCAGTGGGCCGTGATGCCTTCGTTGCACGCTTGGCTACTTCACTTGAAGCGCCAGAGGAAGTCGAAGAAGCGGAAGTTGTAAACTAATGAAGCAAGAGAGTTGGCATATGTCTAAGTCTGTACCCGCTACATTCATCCTAGCCATTGCTGTGCAAACAGTAGGGCTGGTTTGGTATATGTCAACTCTCGACGCTACCGTTGAGACTAACGCCCGTGAGATTGCACGGCATGAGATAAGGATCAATGAAGTAGAGAAGACTGCACAGCTACAGGCAGTAATGCTTGGGCGTATTGATGAGAACATAAAAGCTATTCGAGATGCAGTGGACGCAATGAGAGAAAAGGCTGAAAAGTGATTCGTTATTTAACACTACTAGTATGTATCTTAATAGGCTCTGAGGTCTATGCACAAGTAGATGATACTATCTATACGGACTCAACCAGTACAGTAACATCAAGTGGTAACATGGATACCACGGTTCGTAGCCCACCACCGTCAGCTATATCACCACAGATTAGTTCTGGTAATGGTGATCTCTGCACCATAGGTGTAGCAGGTGCAGTACAAACTCAGATACTTGGTATCTCAGTAGGTAAAGTATATACAGAAGACAACTGCCTTCGACTAAAGAATGCCAAGACTATGTACGACATGGGCATGAAGGTAGCTGCAGTATCCGTTATGTGTCAGGATAAAAATGTCTGGCAGGCAATGATGGATGCAGGTACTCCCTGTCCCAAAGATGGTTTGATTGGTCAAGCAGCCAAGACTGCATGGGAGATGGAAGCTAACGAAGACCCTACACCTAAGATGGATGAAGGAATTATAAAAGGTATACTAAATGCACAAGACAATTCAACAATTGGTATTGGTGCTGTCCTTGGTGTCCTTGGCCTCGTACTCTTATTCTGAGCCATACACCTATAGTACAACAGGCAATGCAGCAGCCAATGGTTTAAACTGGTCTATGGGTGCAGTACTACCTTCGGTAACTGGGCTAGACATAAACGGGTTGATATACAGATACACTACCGTAAAGAATACCGAAGACGCCATGAAGGTACACGTAGGTAATCTTAATGCAAACGGCAGTGGTTACACATTCAGAGAGACAGACGATTGGTCAGGCGTACCAAGCAACACAATCACCAAGTCTTTCTCAATAGGTAACAGTCCCGCAACTAACTGGGGTAACGGATCAATAGAAGTTGAGGGAACTGGACAAATAACGGACGCTGTGGTAGTATATAGTTATAGAATAGATGAGTGCTATGACCCACAGATTAGCTCTGCCTGTCCCGGTTACGTAAAACCTGTACCAGTTATAGTAGAAGTAGATGTCTATGACGCTTTAGAAGATGACACAGTAGCTGACGCACTAGACAACGACAGTAGTTTTAAATACGATGAAGATGGTAATCGTATAGTAGACGATGAAGAAGAAGAAAAAGAAACTAGACTTGAGATGGGTTTGACTGCCTCTGCTAATGCACTAACCATGATGAAAACTGCAGGTCAAGCAGACATTATAAACCAGATCAATCTACAAACTAACATAGCTATGTATTATAACTCTACCATAAATGGTGGATACTACCAAGACAATAATTCCCTTGCCGATGCGAACTTACCCGACAATAAGAAAGCTCTAAGGAATAATCTGGCGCAACAATTACTGCACGAGAAGATGGTGCAGATGCAGTATAACTAATGAGGATACTTATGAAATACCCAATACTAATTCTATCTATGTGTGCTACGCCTGTACTTGCGGAAGTAAATATTATAGGTAACGTATCTGCCAAGTGTGTAATTCAAACTGACACAAGTGGTGTGTATGGAAACCCTACAGCCGACAAGCTAAGCACACTTGCAGCAGATGGAGGTATTGAACCTATCATCCGGTACGATGTAGCTATCGCAGACTACTATGAAGCTAAGATCACACACCCTAACTCATTCTCTTCGTCTCCTACACTGACAGATACAGTGGCATGGACAGGTGGAACCTCTGTGTCGCAAACATCTGACGCAGGTATGGCTGCGTATGACACAGCCAAAGTAACCTACGATAACGTTACTGTATTTGATCTTACTGTCGCAGGTTCTACTTGGTTTAGTACAGCTTCTACAGCTTCCTATGGCGTAAGTAAACCCTTTACAGGTGGTACATATACAGCCATCGTTCAGGCAGAGTGCATTGCTAAGTAAAGCTACTCTTGTACTACTTGGCTGGGCATCTGCATTATCTGCACATGACATGACACCAGCCTACCCAGAACTAAGACCGTCACATATTGCCGGGGTAGTGAAGACAAAGATGTCTCTGTTCAATGCACGTAGTGACGTTAAGTATTACCAAATAGAAGTATTCGATAGTGAGTGGGTTAACGTACCATTCTCAACTACATATCGCATACTAAAAATAGAACATAAAGAGCGCAAAGACTTTGATGTTTATCTACGTAAAATAGATGTAGGACGTGCTGTATATTTGTGTACAACATCTAAGGTCAAAAAGATAAGTGGTGTTAATACACTAGTCTCTTCTCGTATATGTTCGAGGCTAGATGGAGGAAAACCATGATCCCCAAGATAATAGTTTTTGGTCTGTGCATCTTCTTTTTGTGTATGAGTTTCTACGGTGTTGTAAAAGCAGAGAGTAGTTCTCTTGCACTACAACTACCAAGCCCACCTATGAACTATCAATCAGATAGATTCCGTGCAGGTAACTTAGATTGTTCTAATGCGGTAGGTGGTGCAACTAACTTAGAGTTTGGTGTAACTGGTGTAATGACTAACATCAATGACCGTACCGCAAAAGGTAAAGACATAGGCATATACGCACGTATCGTTATACCTCTGGATAAACCTAAGACTCGTGTAAACTGTGATGACTTGTTTCAAGTAGAGATGACGCACCGTAGACTAGAAATACAAATGTTACGTGCAGAACTGGAACAGTTACGTCAGCTACAGGATGTAGGTAATAATACTGAGATGGAATTTGAGAACTAATGACTGACCTGACCAAAGTTGCAGATAACATTGATGGTCTTGCAGATCGTGAGATCAAGGCAGGTGGTTTTAAGTTTACCTTCGCATCTATCTTTGCAATCTTTGCTTTCATATCTACGGTAGTTGGTGGTTTGTACGGTGGCTTTGTACTGTATCAAAAGATTGAAGAAGTAGCAGGACTAGACCTTGGTGCGTACCAACAACAGATGGATATCATGGACGCTAAGATGTCAGGTATCTCTGATAAGGTAGAGGAAAGTGTAGAGTACTCTCGTGATATTAAGAACGGTCTGAAGGATGATATCCTACGTATTGAACAACAGACAGATCGTATTGAAGATACAGTAAGAGCTATTGAAGACACTGTTGGCGCAGAGCTACGGGACACTGAAACAAAAGTACGTACAATGATTGATGATGCAGATGTACGCTTTGAGAACCAACGTGATAGACTACGGGCTTCACAAGACATAGACATGAAAGACTTAGAAGACAGGCTTATGGCAAAGTTACAACGTGCTTTGGATAACCCACTAGCAGATTAAGTATTTACTTGACACACTTATGGTAAGGCAGTATACTTTGTCTTATGACAACACAAGGAAAAGAAGATAATGCAGTTTAACCCACAGTTTAAAGGATTCAGACCTGAAGCTATGCAGCGTATTGCTGGTTCTTTAGGGTATCAAGGAGATATGGGTGGGTTCAATAGCTACCTTGAAGATAATCCTGATAAAATGAATCAGATGAACACGTACCAAGAGAAGGCTGTTGAGATGGCTAGGGGTGGCATGGTTAAACGTGGTAACTATGCTGTAGGTGGCATTACCATGCCCGAACGACAGTATACTAAACAAGAAAATATTGACCAAGGATTTTACGACTCTCCTGAATTTAAAAAGTATCAAGAAGCAGGTAGCGGTGTAGGTACTATGGACATGTATTCTAGTCCTTACTTTGGGCAGGTAGGTTCCGGTAGTATTGGTGGTGATCAAGATAAAATTTATGAAGACTATTTAAATAGAACGGGTAACACAGGTGCCTTACAGGGGGGTGCAAATTTTAATCCCAACGCTGGTTATCAAGCTCCTGTGCCCTATATGAGCATACAGGAAAGCGCAAGTATTGACCCAAGGACAACAGGAACACCTCAAGCACCTGCTTACGAAGGTGAGTCAATCTCCGAACTGCAAGCTAATCGTGCAATTAATCCTTCCCTTGTAGCTGGTGCAACTGTACAACCTGTAGGTACTAACGTAACTGCAGATCAGATAGTTGACCCTCGTAGTGGACAAGTAACTGGTGACATTAATACTCCTATAACTACTGCCACTACAGCAACTGCCGATGAACCTACTAAGACTGACGCTAACCTTATGACTGCTGAAACATCCGCAAGTAAAGTAGGCGAGGTAATAGCACAGACTACTGCGGCACAAGGTGAAGTAGATACTAAGGCAATCGTTGACGCACAGATAGCTACAGCTACAAGTGTAAGTGAACTTGATGCAGCGCAGGGTCAAGCCATTCTTATGGAGAACCCTGTACAACGTAAGATTGAAGATGGTGAACTTGTCAGTGGTGTAGCTAACGCACAGACTGCTGCTACATTCACAGAAGAAATTCAGGCAGCTACTGCCACACCTACTAAGCAAGCTACCGTAAAGGGCCAGCTTGAAACATTGATGCAAGAGTTTGAGGGTGGTGCTACACCTGCATGGGCTGCTGGTGCAATGCGTACCGCTACAGCAACGATGGCTGCTCGTGGCTTGGGTGCATCATCTATGGCAGGACAGGCCGTTATACAGGCCGCTATGGAAGCCTCACTACCCATTGCGTCTGCAGATGCCCAAGTGTTTGCACAGTTCGAGGGTCAGAACCTATCTAACCGTCAGCAACGTGCCATGCTTGCCGCACAACAACGTGCCACATTCATGGGTCAAGAGTTTGATCAAGCCTTCCAATCTCGTGTAATGAATGCAAGTAAGATTAGTGATGTAGCTAATATGAACTTTACTGCAGAGCAACAAGTAGCTTTAGAGAACAGTCGTAACGCTAACACAATGAACATGGCTAACCTATCTAACCGTCAGGCATTGACAATGGCAGAGGCAGCTGCGCTATCCAACATGGATATGGCTAACCTTAACAACCGTCAACAAGCTGCCGTTATGAATGCTCAATCATTCTTGCAGATGGACATGGCTAACTTAAATAACCAACAACAGACTAGCATGTTTAAATCCCAGCAACAGATACAGTCTTTGTTTACGGATCAAGCTGCAGCCAATGCCGCTGCACAGTTTAATGCATCCAGTCAGAACCAAACAGATCAGTTCTTTGCTAACCTGTCTACATCTGCATCACAGTTCAATGCGTCACAGACAAATGCCCAGAACCAATTTAATGCAGGGCAGACTAATGCACAGGATAGGTTTGCATCTGAGATGATGAACCAACGTGATCAGTTTAATGCACAGAACCGATTGGTAATTGACCAGAATAATGCTAACTGGCGTAGACAAGTAGCTACTGCAGATACTGCATCCATAAATCGTGCTAACGAAATCAATGCCGCATCCGTACTAGGTATATCTAACACTGCCTACAATGACTTGTGGTCCTACTACCAAGACAGTATGGAGTGGGCATGGAACAGTGCAGAGAATGAACGTGGTCGTATTGTTGGGTTAGCGATGCAGAAACTTTCACTTGACGCTAATGCAGATATTGCCGCTGAAAAGAATGACTATAATACATCTGCCGCTTGGGGTGGACTTATGGCAAATATGTTTACATCTCCTATTGGTGGTAATACACTACTTGGTAAAGGTCTTGGCGCTATTGTCGGACTGTTTTGATAAGAGGAATATATTATGAATGTTAACCCCGCCGCAAAAGCATATACAAACTTAGGTATTACAGATGAAGTAGAGGCACCTAAGAAATCCTCTATGAGCATGGGCTTACTGTCTCGTAATAGTAAACCTAAAGCTGCAGAAAATAAACCTAATGAACCAAAGGATAGGGTACGAGGCTACGTATCTTCTATCCGTAACGCAAGAAAGCAGATAACCAATGGCTGAAACACCTACCCCTTCATTTGACTACCCCATTCCCGGTCAGGGTATGACTGCTGAAGTTGGTAGTAGGCCGTGGCAAAACCCGCCTCAGTACACTACTGTTGAACAGGCACTAGAGTTTTACATCCCTCGACTTGTTTCTGACGACATATATGATTCATTACTTGACAGTATGGAACTAGGTATACCACTAACTACTATGGCTGACTCCATGCAGTCTATGGGGGTTATGCAAGGCTTACATACTATTGACGTAGGTATGCTTGCGATACCTGTTATAATTGAGATGCTGGCATTCATTGGAGATGATGCAGGTATTGACTATATACTAGGTACTGAAGAACGTATTGACGAAGATAAAATTAGTGAGTCAAAGATTGCTCTAGCCATGAAACGTATGCGTGAGAAACTTCCTGAAGCTCTTGAAGAAAGTAAGGAAAATGACATAGAAGAACCAGAAGAGATGATGGAAGAGGCACAGCCTAGTGGTCTCATGGCGAGGAGAATGTAATGGCGTTTAGTTTAGCAGGATTTGGTGCAGGATTTGCCAGCAAAGCAAGTGATCGTATAGATGAAGAGCGTGTACGTTCAGAGAAGTTGCAAGACGAAGCACGTACAGTAGCTACACAACAACGCTTACGTAAACAAGCTAAGCGTGATACAGAAAAAGCTCTTGCGGAAGAGATGATCGGCACTTTAAAAATGTTAGGGTACAGTGATGCTAATGCAGCACAGATTGCCTCTAACGGTAAGGGTGCGGGTCAAATTGCTATTGATGCAGCCCAGAAAGGTTTGGCTAAAGGTGTTGACGCAAACACTATCTTTAATTTTTCTTCAGTATCCGGTGACGGTAGTGAGGCAGATCAAGAAGTAGTAAACAGTACGATTGAAGCAGCATCACCTAAAGATATTGGTGACTTAAACGCTACGTCAGACGCAGCTACTGCAAAGACAAATGATGACGTGCTAACACGTGAGTTTGGTATTAATTTAGATGTGTGGAAAAACTTGTACGCAGAGCCAGAGAAGATTGAGACATCTTATAGTAGCAGGCTTGCTGTTATATCACAGAAGATTGCCCGTCCTACAAAAGACACAAATATAGATGCCCTCAAGGCTGAGCAAAAAAGTTTGTTAGCTGACTTGGCGACCATGAAGGATGCAGAACGTGCAGAGGAAGGTACTACAACACCTAGCTTTACACTTGGTACTATCAGTGCTAACGTATCTGAAATTCGTAGGGGCGCATTAACTAAGTTTGGTTTTAAAATTGGCCTTGATGATTCCATTGAAAATCTAAATGATGGCAATCAACACCTTGCTGATGTAGCAAGCATGGAAATTTCATACCAACTTAACCAACGTAACTTAGGTATACAAGACCCTAACATGGCGAACACTTCTGCCGCTATTCGCAGTACCGCACTGTCCGGTTTAAAGAGTTACGGTTATGACATTGTAAATGATGAAGTAAAGGCAGCTAACATTATTAAGGTTCCTGAAGAGACTGACTTTGCAGATGCCGTAGCACAAGGTCAGTACAAAGCAGGTCAAGTTGTACAAACTACTGGTAAAGATGGTGGGCCTATGTTAGTTGTGTATACAGGTGTAGAAGACTTTACAACAGGTATGCCGTTTATCGTACTTTCAGGTGGGTAATATTATCAATGGCTGACAAAGCAAGTGTACTAGACTTTCTTAGTGGGTATAACCCTGAAGAGGAAGAACAGAAAACGACTGCTCAACCAGAGCAAACAGCACCTTCCGCTGATAGTGAGAGTGTGCTTAACTTTTTAAACTCCTACACAGAGGAACCGTCCGTAAAACCAAATGAAGACGCAGACTTAGTTGCCCCACCTCAAGAGTTAGGTGACACGGATTGGATGGTTCCAGTTGCCGATGATCCTAACGATACCTATGTAGAGCCTGTGTACGAGTATGAAGCAGGTGAGCGTCTAGCGGATGTCAAGGATGGCATTACCCAGATGGATGAGTACATGGCTACACTAAGCGACACAGAACGTGAAGAGTTTGAGGCTACTATATCTGAATCTATTGCGTCTGGTAACGGTATGCGTGACGCTAACTTCATGGACGTAGCAATGTCTGCGCTTCCTACAAGTTGGTTGCTTGGCATGGGTAACTTCTTCCAAAAGGCTGGGGCTATAACAACTGACGGTATGGAATCCGCCTTTTCTAGTTTAAATGATTTAAGTCCATCTGCATTTGAAACACTTGCAAGTGCAGTGACACTTGGTAGATACAAAATAGATGATCCATCAGAGCTTGCTAACTTTATTGCCGATGGCGCAGGTGCAGCAGGTGAGTTCCTAGAGACAGTACCTGCCATTGGTAACATCCAAGGTGCGATTAATACTGCCGTGTCTACAGGTGCTAAAGTTTCCGCTAATGGATTATCCCGTCAAGTAATACGTGAAGCTAAGGCTACAGCACAGGCACAACGTAACAATCCCGGTGGTGCAAGACTTGCAACCATGCTTAACATTGATGAGGCACAGGCACGTGCTGCAGATGTAGCGGCAAAGAACCGTGACATTGCAGATGATCTTATCCTAGAGTTTGAGAATGCTACGGGTAAGACTATATCTGTACAGAAGGGTGACAACCTAGAGATAGACACAGACCTGTCACGTCAGGCTGGCCTTGATACTGCTGAAGAAATTACAGAACGTGATGGTGCTTTGTTTGACTTGGACTTAGGTGACGACATGATTACGTCACCCATACTAAAGCCTGAAAAGTTTAATGGTATTGTAGCACTCGCATCTGATTACAAGGCTAGGTTTCCTGACGATTGGGACTCAAGTAAAACTGTAATTGACAACTTGTTTGAGTTGACAGTAAACAAAAAGCTTGTGCCAGAGCAAGACTTGTTGGATGAGTTGAATGGCTACGGCCTATCCTTTGAAGACTACGTATTAACTGTAGTAGGTTCTGGGTCACAGGCTGGTAAGGTTCTTAATAAGCTATCACAAATAAATAGAATAAAACCTAAGAGCGTAGCAGAGGCAGACGCAGCAAAACGTGCAGCAAGAGATGCTGGTGAGTTCCGTAAGTTTGTCATGCGTATAGAGAATGTACGTAGGGGTGGCCTTGTGTCACAGATTGCTACGGCATCTCGTAACATGATGTCAGGTGGAATACGTGCTCCTATGGAAAGCTTAGGCAACGTAATGGATGACGCTATATACGTAGCTGCAGAGGCAGGTATCATGGCGGGTACTAAGCGACTATTCTCCCGTGAGAACTGGTCAGATAGTTTCGCTAACATGCGGTACATGTTCTCTCGTCCTGACTTAGCTGAAGGTTACGGTGATTTAATACTAGAACAACCAGAAATGGCTAAACAACTTGACGCAATGTATAACAACATCAATGAGATACAGGCACTCACTGGTAGAGGCGGTGGTGGTGCAGTAGATAAGATACTGTCTGAAGCAGAGGATGCAGTTAGCTTTCTTAATACGCCTAACCGTTGGCAGGAATACTTGATACGCCGTGGTCAATACTTTGGTGAGCTTGAACGTCTTGTTCGCCGGGAGTATAAGATAGACTTGATTGATACGCTAAACGCTGGCAAGTTAAAAGACTTAATGAATGATGCATCTTCCGTTAGACCGAAGGGTGCGCCAAGTTTTACTGCACTTGTAGATGAGGCTGTCACTAAAGCCCTTGACGTTACATACGCTAAGCAACCTGAGATACCTGTATTCCGCAGTGTGTCCCAGTTTATTGTACGCAATGGCTTAACTGTAGCGATACCGTTTCCACGGTTTATGTTCAACAGCATGGAGCTTATGGGTCAGTACGCAGGTGGTGCATCTATACCACTCACACGTAAGATGTCTAGCTTAGTAACTGGTGGACGGGTAGGTGGTGGCCCACTTACCTCCAAGGACAGACAACGTATCACACGTAACATGATGGGTATGGCTGCAGTAGGTGCAGCTTACTACATTCGTAGTGCAGATGATGCCCCAGCAGACTTTGAACAAATAGCTGTAGGTGAAGATGCACAGATGGATACTACCGCTGTATATCCTATGGCTCAATTCTTGTACCTTGGTGAGATGGTTAAACGTATGATTGCTGGTATATTTGAAGAACGGTTTGACATGCAAGAGTTTGTTGAACTGTTCACAGGCAGTAACTTCCGTACAGGTGTAGGTAACTCTGTTATAGAAGAGATCGCACAGATGGCAGACGCTACTGACTTGACTTCGGGTGAGGCAGCGGGACGTGCCGTAGGCAGAACGCTAGGTAACTGGTTAGGTACATGGGCTGTACCCTTGGGTCAGATCATTGATGCTGAACGTGCAACAGGTGTACGTGGCTCAGAGTTCAAGGACGTATCCACTGACCCTACCCTTAGCTTCACTGGTACACTAGGTAAAGAAGTTACACGTAGTCTCAAGCAGCGTGGTATTGGTGTGTCACCAGAAGAAGATGCCGCTGCACCACGTCAGGAGTATCCATTCTACTCTGAAGGTAAGGAACGTTTGTACCCTTGGATGAAGTTTGGTGGTCTTACCATTACGAATAAGCCAGACGAAGAAGGTGAGTACCTTAAACGACTAGGCTTTAATTGGAGAGACTTTGGTAGCCGTAGTAAAGTACCAAGTATCAAACGCTTTGAACAGAGTATGGTCAATGGTTTCATGCCTACTCTGGTTGATGTTGCACAGGATCAAGAGGTCCGATTGCGTAGTGAGTATCGCAGTGCGTCAGATAAAGTAAAAGAAACATTTACTGAAGAAGAGTTCGTTACCAATAAGCTACGCCCACTTGTGTCTGCTCAACTACGTAAGTTTAAAACTAAGATACGTGACGGTGCAATTGCACAAGGTGATGCCTATGCTAGAGCAATGACTAAGTATCGTAGAGTAGCGCCAGACTATCGTAGGTTAGCTACTACAGATTTTGTAGATAGATACGGTAAATCACCCGACCCTATGGATGAAGGTGACTTGAACGTTTTAATAAAAATAGCTGAAGGATACAGAGAATCCTTTAGTCAATAAGAAAAGGGGGCCTTAACAGCCCCCTCTTTTTTGTCTATCGTTAACTTCGTTACACTATCGTGTATCCCCTGATCCGCCTATCGTGCCTGCCTTCTTACGCATTGATAACTTCTTCTCATTCTGTGAAGCTATCATACCCAGTGTAAGGTTGAGGTCAGTAGCAAGTGCAGCACAGTACCATAGTACATCACCAATCTCACTGGCTATCTGTTCTCGCCAATCTTCTGGCCTACCTTCAGGTCCATCACGTATAAGCTTCTTGACTTTGTTTGCTACTTCACCTGCCTCACCTGCTAACCCTAGTGCAGGGTACAGGATACGATGTTCGTCAGGGTAGATTGCAGTCTGGGTTGCCATACGCTGGTATGCATTAAAATCTGACATGCTATACTTCTCCTTTAGGAACTGTGTTGCTTCTTGTTCTAAGCTCATGCTCTTTGACTCTCTTTAAATTGTCATAGAAGGCTCTGTCGAACCCCCTATTCCACTCACGATACTGCATTGTATCATCACTGAACGGGTTCTCCATACGTCCATGCTTAAAGCAATCGTACCCCATTTGATGTTGTACCCTTAGTGGGGCATCGTACTTGCCCAGCCCACGTTGTGATCTTGACTTCTTGATCATTGGATAATCTCCTTATGCTACGTTAATGAGTTGCGCTTCTTTGTATGGTACGTGGTAGAACTGTTCCCCTTCATAGATGTTTCGTCCACTTGCTTCTTTTAGTTTATCGTCTGTAAGCTGCTTGCTGTCAATGCACCATGCCTTAGACATGTCACCACTGAATATGTAGAACTTCAAGTCAGTTCCTGCATGTTTATCTAACAAACGTTTCTTACGTTCTGGTATACGTATCTCTGCCCAGTGGGTAGGCCACTCACCTTTCCATGCAGTCTTGACTTCCGCCTCACTGAAGTAAGTAGTGCTGTCCTTCTGTGTAACTATGTCTGCGTCATACGACTCTGTGCTATCAACAACTTCATGCCCACCCTTTACGAGGTGAGCAATCAGTGTGTCTTTTGCTACGCCATCATACTTGCCGTATAGATTGCGAGAGAAGGGTTTACGATATGCAGCCATGAGTATTACTCCGATTCTGTTGTAAAGGTTTCTGTTGATAGTTCTTCCTTGAGTTTAGCTACAAGCATGTTGTTCATTACTTCCATGCCTTGCAGTTGATACTTCAACTGTGTTTGCGTATTGTTGTTGTACGTAATCTCAGTTAAGATTTGTTTTTGTATATCCGTAAAGCTATCTGTCTCGTACTCTACCTCATCAAGTGTAAGTGTTGCCATTTTATTTCTCCTTCAAATGTTCTACTAGATCAGTGTATCCACCGATATGTTTACCCGCACCATCAAAGATTTGAGGGACGGTCTTTATCTGTGCCAGTTTCAGCAAGGATAATACCCACTTACTACTGGCACTGTCAACGGAGTACTCAACGTATGAGTACCCCTTATTTTTTAGCACAGCCTTTGCCGTATCGCAGAAGTTACACTGTGACCTGCCTATAACAACATACATCAGGTTAAGTCCACGATCTCACAAGCATCACCGCTACATGCTAACGTCTGCATAGCATTGGTGTTGTCCTCTATCTCGTAGTCAGATAGCTTACCCCAATCAATCTTGCTAGGCATACAGGACAGTAACATATTATAGTCTGACTTACCACACTCTTGATAGGGTGCCTGCTGATATGTATGGTCTGAGTGTGGCAAGAAAGACACACCTGACATCTCGTCGAAGTGTTCGTATACAAATGCACCTACTGCCATCCACTCACTGTCCAATACAGTGCATGTAATACTTGGCTTGTGTTCACACCAGTGTCGTTGATACGCAAGCCATGTCTCTAGCTGTTCGATTGCGGATAGGTCATTACGTGTTACCGACTTAGGTGGTGACTTCACAGGGAAGCTGAACACTGTAGTAGTGTCACCCTTCATCACACATGGTGAGTTAGGTACGCCTTGATCCTTCATAAACTGTGTCAAGCTATCCTTGTTGTCACCCCTTACGGTACGTATGTAATAGTCACTGTGTCTGGCGTGTATCCCAGAGGCACTGTCAACCAGTTGTGATACGGTGCCGGAAGGTTTAACGCAAGTAATAGCAGTACTACGAGGGATGCCAAGCTTGTCAGCCCAGATAGAGTTAGTAGCCACAGCAATTTGACGAAGGTGTTCAAGTGTGCTGTCTAGTCCCTTGTTCTTAGATGTAGTCAATGGGTTGTCCATGATGCCTGTAAGTGACACACCCAACAACCGTTCTTCCTCTGTGTTCTTTGTCCATATCTTACGTAGGTAAGGAAACCGGATCATGGTAGATTGTATTGTACCCAAGATCGTAGCCAGCTTAACTTTTTCTGATAGACTTTCCAATGTATCGGTAGAGCGTACAACACACTCTGTTAAGTTACAGAACTGATATGGACGTAAAATTATTTCGCTGCAAGGATTTGTGCCAAACTCAAAGTTGGGGTCACGCCGACCATACTTAGCTGCCTGTTTCTTGGATGCCTCACGGTTGAAGATGCCACGTTCACCTGACTTGGACTCAACCAATGATAGCCACTCACGCATGAATGTTTCCATGTCTGGCTTCTCAGTATACGACACAGAGTTATTTGATAGCGCCCTGTGTGGTGCATTGTCCCACCACTGACCTGACTTAGCGTGACGCATACGATCATCACTAAGATTGCTCAATGAAATCATGGCACTACGGCGTACACCACCTACTACAACTACCTGACCAATGAAGCACATAAGATCGTGACACTCAAGTGACGATAGCTTACGCCCTTGTGCAGCCTTGAATGTAGATACAGCAAAGTTAAACAACTCAATCAATGGTGCAGGACCAGATGCCCTACCACCAAACGTTTTAAGTCTTGCACCTGCAGGACGAATACGTGTAACGTCCCACTTAGGAATTTCACCAGCCCATAGGAGTGCAAGAACTTGACGGAACCCTTTAGCCCACCCTTCCTTACTGTCCTTAACGACAATGACAGACTCACTCTCGAAGAGTTGAGGCACATCTGGGAGCTTACTGATGAACTGTCGCTCAACACTGAAGCCTACACCAGTGCCGCAGAGAAGGATGTACATAGCCTCATCGAATGACTTGGGGTCATCGACAGGTAAGTACGAACAGTTGTACCCTGCCGTGTTGTCACGGTCTAGGGCTGGTCCCGCTGTCATCATTGCTCTCATAGATGGCATAAGGTTCAGGCTAAGGATAGCGTCCTCAATCTCTTTTGCAATTGCGATTGTGTCAATGTCCAGTGCTCTACGTACTACGTTATCCATGTAACGTCCTACTGTCTCAGGCCATGACTCTCTGCGTCCCTCACTCTCAAGCCACCTAGCATAGCGAGAGGTATGAATGAACGCTTGGTAATCGGTAGGTAAATAATTGTTCATGTGTATACTACTCCGTTAATATTTTAATTGATTTGATTGACATACCGTCAATGTCGTATATGTATTCCTGTAATGCATCTCGTACTTCATCGTCAAGCAATCCATCTACAGGCATTTGATACTCGTCTTCATCTATGTCAAGGGTTAAGAATACTTTAACTATCATCTTGTGCCTCAATGAGTCTGTTAAGATACCAATGTGCTTTCTTCAAGTCCTCTACACCATTCTTATATTTGTATCGCCACAAATACTTTAGGATGTTTCCTTGTAGGTAACTCTCGAAACCCTCTGAACCTGTTGCTGCACGAATGGCATCTACACATTCAATGCCTGCAAAGTTGTAGTGTGCAGGTGAGTTCACCATGTCTGGCTCAAGCTCTTTCATATTACGTACCCTCCCTAGTGAAACTTAACATTGATTACGTTGTCATCAACGGTTAAGACTTTCTTTTCTGCCGTTACCTCTACATCTTTTAGTTCTTCCTGTATATTAGAAACGATGTCAGCCAATACCTGTCTAAAATCATCGTCTTCCTCCATTGCAGGTATAGATGCACACACCATCTCTGTCAAGTGCATGAGTTGGAAATGATCATAGTCACTCATGCTATTGTCATCTGTAGTTACAGTGCCTACCATCAACTCTCCTGTCCACTCACCCTTCTTATCTAAGAATGGAGACAACCGGATGATGTAGTCGTTAGGATCGAAGTCAATATAAACTTTATCTTCTGCCATGTGTAAGTTATCTCCTCTTTACTTTTTTATATGGGCAGTGGATCAATGCAGGATGCATGTCCTTACCCTTCTCGTATAACCAATCCTCTGGAATGATCCGGTCATGGTACTGTATATCATGCTTGTCACACCATTGTCCATAGGTACTTTTGGCACCCTTACTTAGTTTTTTTCTGCTGCTGGTGAACACAAACCTTATGTCAAGCTTAGGGTGTTGAGCCTTGACTGCTAAGTGTTTGCGTCTATCGTCAGCTGAGAATAATCCTTTAGTTTCAATGATGATCCCATTACCTAACACAAAGTCTGGTGTGTAGGTGCGGTACATGAGGTCTTCCCATTCGATCTTAACCTCTTCATACTTGAACTTGATACTACGTTCAACGAGGTAATCTTTTGTTCTGACCTCAAGCCCACTCCTAAACCCATGCTTAATGGCGGCAGAGAACTGCTTGCCATTCACTTTATATACGCCACGATTGGTAGTGTCCTTGCTTGTGACACCTTAGATGGTAGCTCCTCTATGTCGAAGCAAGAGAACCTGAAGTCACAGAACTTGCAGTTGTCATTGAGTACCACGTTACCTGATGGCTTACCTCTGAATGTCTCAGGTACTGGTGCAAAGCAACGCTCGAACTTATTGTCATTCACAGTCTCTACTGTCTTCTCAAGCTTAGCTATCTGTTCATCTAACACAAGGCCATCGGCAGGTACATACTTGATGTTACCGTTAGCCTTGTTGACTACCCACCAGCCACCTACCTTCTTGCCTGACGCCTTAGCATAACCTGCCAGTTGTCCAACGTAACCGAATGGGTCACTCTTCTGTAGTGTGTCGTATGACTCAAACTTATTGCGGTATGACCAATCGGATGCAGACTTAACGTCATCCATTGCACCATCCACAACAATATCATATGACCCCTTGATCGTAGCTCCACCAAGTTCAAGTGTTACGAAGTTATCTTTGTCTTCATATGGGTATCCAGCCTCCTTAATAATTCCTTTGAATGCAGCCTCTACTATATCACCTAGAAGCATGTTCATTACAAACGTGGTTGGTTTGGGCAACGCTTCCTCTGGCTTGTTCTTAGCAAACCAAAGCTGACAAGTAGGCTTACCAATGTTAGACATTCGTAAACGAAACTCGTCACGCCCTTTGCCCCCACCAAACTGGCGTCTCATAGCATCCATTACATCTGTACCAATCTGTGTGATTGTCTCTTCGGACATAGTTGATTTACCAGATGTAGCATCTTCAAGATACTGATTGATCGCCAGTTCAGCAGGATGGTTCATTAGACAAAATCCTCTAGGTCAATGTCTACGAACGCTTCTACCGTGTCAGTGTCCACATCTTCATTCTTGTGCATGTTCTCACTCCACGTATTGAGAATGTATACATTGTAGTTCTCAATCCATGCCATGAAGTTAGCGAATGTTTCTTGTGACTCATTGTCCATGTCCAAGGTAGTACCCAAGTCGATGTCAGCTACAGGAATGTAGAAGCTGCTACCGTTTGGTAGTGGTACTTCCTTAGTGGTAGAAGTAATGTAGTGCTGCGGAGGTAGTCGGCGCATCTTGGTAAGCTTAGTAAACATCTCACCCATAGTCTTGAATGCGTCACGGTTATCAATCTCCCAGATGAATGGCGTAGTGTCTACGTCAATAGGATTACCATTCTCATCTGTAGGGTTGACCATCTCTACTGTACCGAACAATGCACGAACACGTTTGATAGACTTGATAAGGTCTTTCATTGTGTCTGGCAGTGCAGCCCAGTCCTTAATGAACCCCGCAGGCTTACCACAGTTGAAGCCGCCATCGTTATCCTTCATGTCATTGTTAAGATCGTTAGCCATGACGGACTTTACGAAGCGGTTAGCTGTGTTGTCGTTACCCTTGATAAACTTCTTGTACATAAAACGCTGCAAGAAAGGGCGGATGGATACTGATTCGGCATACACTGTAGGCCCATCAGGTATCTCTAGTTTGTACGCACCACCACCAATGACCTCTACGTTCTTCATCTTACCATTGATCTCCTGTTGACCCATGATAGGAGTGTGATGAATACGTAGACGTGCAAGGGTACTTGCCTTGCTTGATGTCTTAGGTGCATCAGCAGCCATGCCCATTGCTAAGGACATTGCTGAGAAGTTATTGGTGTCGATTGTTGTAACTTGGTTCATGTGTAAGTCTCCTGTTTTTGTTTAGTCGAAAGATAGTTATATCATGCTACGTCTTTTGTGTCAAGCCAGTTAGGACCAATCTTTGCCTCTAATAGTAGGGGGATATTGAAATCTAAACTCCACTTCTTATTGATGATAGGTATGAGCCTGTCGTTAGCTGCCTTGATAATCTGTAATACTTTATCCTCTTCATCTGGATGTACATCAATCACAAGTGAATCATGTACAGTGTTTACTACACAACTGCGTAGCTTGTTTGCTGTCAGTAGCTTATCAATGTATATCAGAGATATGGGTACAATGTCAGCCGTTGCGAACGATTGGACAGGATAATTCTTTATCTGTGTGAAAAATGTCACACCCCCGAACCTTCGTCTTTGTACATCAGGGAATGAGAACTCACGCCCAGATGGTGTAGTGATCTTGCTGGTACTCAACGCCTCTTTGGCTAGTTCTGCATGCCACTTGGCAATTCCTGAGTACTTCTTAGTAAACTGTTGGTAGTACGCAGCTTCCGCCTCTGACCTACCAAACCCACTGGCTCCATACAACGGGGCGAATGTGTGTGGCTTAGCCTCTTGACGTGACGTGGGCTGACCCGCATCGGATATAACCTTTGCAGTGTACGCATGTACATCAAATCCTGTAGTCACCTCGTCAATGGCTGTCATGTCTTGCGATAGAAATGCAGCGACACGAAATTCTAGCTGGGCAAAGTCAGCCTCCATGATTTTACCACCGTGCCAACGAGAGATGAACACCTTCTTAACAGGGAACGTACCACCACGTGGCATGTTCTGCATGTTGGGGTCGGCACCCGACAAGCGGCCTGTACCAGTGCGGTGTTGCAGTAACCGTACATGTAGCCTACCGTCAGTCTTAACGTGCGTTGCTATGCCCTCTACGAAGCTGCTAAGGTATGTCTCTACTGCCGACAACCTACGTACATTCTGTAGGAATGTCTCAGCTACCTTCATACCCTTAGATCGTGCAATGCCTTCAAGGAATACAAGGTTCTCTTTACCTGTACCGAAACCATTGGCACTGATCCACTTAGAGTTAGGTGGCATGAATTTTAACCCAGCAGCGTCATTATGAACGTCACTAAAAGTATATCCTGAACCAGTGCAATTATTACATTTATTACTTCTAGCATATGGTGTCCCATCCTTTTTCTCTTTCCACACCTGACCACTGCCATTACATGTGCGGCATTGGTGTGCCTTCTGCTTGTATAACTTCTCGCTGTACGCCTTGACGTTACGTCTGTACTCTGTGTCTGGCATACGTTCATCGAACAAGTCTGCCCACAACTTCTTATCGTGGGGCTTACGGCTATAGATAACCCATGACAATTGCTCTGGGCTGTTGAGGTTGATAGGTCTGTCACCCATCAGGTCACGTGCCTGTTCTTCTAGTGCAATCATAAGTACGTTACGTTCTTGCTCGAACTCAACACGTACCTCCATCAATGCATCCATGTCTACTTGAAACCCACGCTGATAGATACGTGCTAAGTGTATACATAGTTGATTGGTCAACTGTATCGTTGGTATCAGTGACTTGCATTCCTCGTATGATGTCTGCAAAACATTATACAATTGCTGAGTAGCATGTAAGTCGTGGGATAGATACTCTGCCAATTCAGCATGAGGAATATCCCGTGTTGAATATCCATTCTTCCAGTACTCCTTCATTGTGTCTTGTTTCTTTGTGTCCAATTCATATCGTTCTGCACATGCCTCAAGAGACAGTGGTTGTTTCTGTCCACGTTGTAGTACGTACTCACCAAGCATAGTGTCGAACACCGCACCGTCATAGGTGAAGCCTGACTCCCACAACCATAGTAGGTCATGCGGTGCGTTGTGTGCTACAAGTAGATGGGCAGCATCAAGTGCGTCTTGTACTATATGCCGCCCATCTGTGGTAGGTTGTTGCTCTGCGTGATCAAATGTTACAATTGTTTCATTCATGTGATCATCTAGCATACCTACCATAACCAATGTATTCTCTGGCTCGAATGGATCAAGGTGTAACTTACCATTCCGTTTGACCGTTGTGTTTTCTACGTCTAGGGTTAGTATCATTGTGTCTCCTATACTGCTATGTCATCCTGCCAGTGGTTCCAATCATCGAATATATCAACATTGTACGTTTCGTCAAGGTCTTTCTGAAACTTTTTATCATTACCTACCATAGCGATTGCATCTAGTGCCTCTCTGAATGAGACATCATGTTCCTTCATGGCATCTATTAACATGCCTACACCTCTGTTGTTTTGATCAGTCATCATTCCTCCTCTAAACAAAAGCCACAGAAGATACTCTTCGATGGTCCACCACAACTAACACATGTGGCTATGAAGTTGTTAGCCTTCTCACGTTCAATAGAACTCCTACGTTCCTCCGGTGTCATAGGTCTAATGCCTACAGCTAAGGGCTTATCGTTGTCCGTCATCTACCTCAATACCTTTCTCAATAAGCTTTATGAAACCATACTCAAAGATCTTGTGGTATGTCTCTGCGTCCATGTCTAGCGTAACACGGGCTGATCCATCCTCGTTATCCTCTATTTCAGTGATCTTAATATTACCTGCAATCATTAGTCTTCTCCTTGCTATGTTTACGGAACCGTTTGTTATAGGCACGTTTGATCTTCTTTAACTGCCCTGCTTTCCACAGATAAAACCTGCGTGCCTTAGTGAGGCCATCGTATTCATCTCCACCCTTCATGGGTATCCTCTTGGGCATTCATCATCTCCTACTACTACTGGGGTGTTAGTACTGGCAAGTATTGCCTCTTAACTAATACAGTGGTGTCATTAAGCATGGCATCCTTCAAGTGCCTCCCATGATACAGGGAATAGTTTTAACATTTCTTTATCTACACCAAGGGCTACCTGCTTGCTTTCGTATTGGGTATCTGGTGTAATCCTTAGCCTACACATGTCAGCGAAGGCATCAAGGCTACCTGACCAGTACCACTCAGTCATGGTGCTTTGTGGCAATACCATACGTGCTTGCTCTGGGCATACGCCAGACTTTATCATATCTGTATATGCCTGTTCGATCTCAATTATATGATGATCGTAGTGTCGCCATGCCTTTGTGCGGGATGGGCCTCCAACAGGATCAAGGTAACTGACATGCTCTACTTCTTGGTCTGATGAACCCTGCTTCTTGTCAGTAGACTTACCACGCCATATATCTGGGCGATAAAACTCTGGGTTATCGCTTACATACCTACGGCTGATCTCATTCCAACGTAGGAACTTATGCTTGACTAGCTGCCGTGCTACAAACACAGGTGCCTTGACGTGGAAGGATGCAAAGGCATGACCGAATGGTGAGGTATGCTTGTGCTTGGCTAGGTAGTTGATTAGCTTGACGTCCTTGTTATCTATCGCAAGCCTGACGGTGTAGTCACCTACAGTTACATTATCAAGTACCTCTTTATGCTTACCAAAGCTAACACGTGCCGCATTAACTACCGACAGGTCACTACCCATGTGGTCTATGTATGTTACTTCAATCAAGTGTCACCTCCCTCAGTACTTCCATTGCCTGTTCTTCTGTTAGCTTGAACCACTCACCGTTGTCTGGTTTATTCCAAGGGTGGGCGGTCATTCGTGCTGCAACTAAGTGTGCCTTACGTTCCGCTGCATTCACATCGTCAAAGGGTACGTAGTGTATCAGCTTGTAGTCACGCATAGGTGAGCTTGTCTGGTAACTACGCAGCCTGTCTTCAGCATTGATTGCCTTACCTATCTTGACCCAACCATCCCAAGCATTGTTGGTCATAGCATATACGTACCCTGCTTGCACTCCTTCTTCCGCCATCTCAGCGAAGGCAGCTATGTCTTCATATGTAATCATTGCATTGCTCCTTCAATCTCGCATACGTCTTCTTCCAATTCAGCGAAGGCATCCGATAACTCATTGTGTTTGTCTATTAACTCAATCATCCCAGCACCAAACCTTTCAATAGTTTTTCTCTGAACGTGCTGCTCCCAAAGTAGGACACCTACAGATATAAGTAACCCTAACTGTATTAAGTCATCTACAGATATTAACATACGTACCTCGCAATCTTGTACTCAAGGTCGGTGTGTACAATACCGTGCCAGCCTGACAGTTTGTTCTTGACCACGTTGATGTGGCGTTGGTTGTCTTCTTCCTCCTGCCCCTCTACCGTAGGGTTCTTAGAGATCATAATCATAAGGTCAGCTTCAGCAGCCTTACCTGTACGTGATCCCTCCATCATGGCTTGGTTGAGTACAACCTTACCCTCTGCTTCCGCAGATAACTGTGACATATAGAACACAGCACAATCTTGTTGCTTAGCAATCTGTCGTGCATGTATAGCGTTAGCCTTCAGTGATTCATCAGGTCGTGAGAAGCCAGCCATACGTGAGAACTTGTCACCCATGTCAAGGATAACAATGTCAGGTTTGTATGACTTGCATACTGACTCAACCCAATTCATGTCACGTCCTGTTGCATCCTTGAACATGATGTTAGGTCTGATCTTAGCGAAGACTTCCATAGCCTTCTGACGATGCTTAACAATCTCGTGCTTATCCATCCCAGTTGCGGCAGTTATGTACCTGTGAGCGACACGGTGGTAGCCTTCCTCGTTACATAGTACAACTACCTTAGCACCTTGCCATGCAAACCCACCCGGCCCAGCCACAAGTGAGGCATGGAAGGATGTCTTGCCAGTGTTAGGCCGTGCGCCTACCTCAATCAAGTGACCAGCGTTGATGCCCTCAACCTTACGTGTCAACGTAGGGATGTTGAATGTCCACTGTGACTCAAGGTCAGTCATTGCAATGATGGTATCAAGGTCAATGTCTTCCCACTCAATACGTAGGTTAGGTGTGAAGTCATCTCCGTATTGCTCAAGCATCTGACGCAGTGGCTCAAGGCTAGTCTTGTCACCATTTACATAGTCGAAACCAAGGTTGGCAATGTCTTCACCTACTACCTGTTGGAACAGCTTAGACAGTACCTCCTGTGCAATGTCACTGCCCATTGGTGCTTCTTTACTTACTTGCAGGAACAGGTGGCTGTATGCCTGACGCTGTGCCGTAGTGAGGGTTGGGTTGTTAGCCATGAACAACGCCTCAATCTCCGCTGGTGTTACGGTACGTTCGTAACGATCCATAGCTGAGTCGATAGACTGCTTGATCTTACGTACATCCTTACTGAACAAACGATCAGGGCAACGTGAGCCACGATGTTCGTCATAGAATTCTTTGTCCATCAAGCTACGAATGAGTGATAGTTCCATGTGTTAGTCTCCTAGTGTTGAAAGGTTTGCCATGTCGGATGGCTGTCGGTATTTGAGGTCATCGTTTAGTCGTAGCACCTTAACGTTGTCAACGTACATACGTAATTCCTTAGCAAATTGCAGTGTCTTGGGTAAGGCATCGGGGTCTAGTGCAATTATAGCTGATGAGAACTGCGACAAGTACTGTTTGTGTCCATTAGATAGGGAAGTACCCAACACTGCTACCCCGACATATACATCACTACCTACAACGGCAGCACTCACGCAATCCTCAACAACTACAGCAGTTTTACCACGTCCAGATACGTATGGCAATACACTCTTACCATATCTTTTCCACTTAGGTATACGATTACCTAGTGATCTACCCGTGGCATCTACTGTAACTCCACCG